AGGCCAACAATTCATTTTCGTTGTCTAACTAAAACATTTTCTATAGTTACATCATCTATGTCGTATATCATATTGTGAAACATATCGAATATATCTTCAGTATGAAGATCCTCTGTTGCACTTAAGAAATTATTGGGTTCATCTACGTTAACGAGCATAGTAACACTGAAGGTCTTCATTTATGTATCTCTTTATATTTTTTTATTAATCTTTTTAGATACCATTCAGCTTTCTCTAAGTCTTCTAATCCATTCTTATATTCAAACCGCCACAGGTATTTAAGTATAGCACCTGCATGATACGCATATCTTTTATCTATCGTAGATATTAACGCTTCAATAGCTTCTATACACTCTAAGTTATTTTGATTGTAGTGTATTGGTTTATTAACTACATCAATCTTATCTTTACTTTCTTCGGGTTCCCATTTTTCCATTGCCCACTTAGCCATATTATGCTGAACCTTTCGTAGGACTAAATAAAGTAATCACGTTATTACCTCTTTCTACTTTTTCTTTTATTTCAAGATCTTCTATAACAAAATCTCTAAACTCTGGATCGTTCTTTAATAAATAAACACAATGATGAACCATATTTATTAAAGATAAAAAATACCTTTTAGTTTCCTTATCATCCTTATTGTTTGGACTTATCATTGCATTCATTTCAAACATTTGATCCCACTCATTAAAAGAATCATGTTTTGATGCAATAAAAGCTAACAAGTAAGTATGGTCATTTTCTTCTACACTATTTTCTTGTGTCATAGGTGTTTCCTTTTTTTACTTTTGAGCTTTACTACTTTTTTAGTTGTACGCCTTTTACCTTTTTCATTGAGCCAATCTTCAGGTATAATTCTGTGAGACCACTTAAATTTATTTTTATCACACCAATCAGCGTAAGTAGATTTAGCACCCTTGTACAACTTAGCACGAGAGTTACTAAACACAAAACGTATATCTAATTCAGGATGTTGCCGTCTAACACATTTATGTTTATGACGATCATCAGAATCGAACAAGCCCTTAGCTTCAACTATAATACCGTTATCTAGTAAGAAGTCAGGCGTGTATGTTCGATAGCGTAGGTCTTCCCACTCTATCTTTAACTTTTCATACCTGACTTCTTTTTGTATCTCAGATAGAAACGCTACTAATCTATCTTCTAATCCACTGCGATACGTATTCCACTTAGGATTGTACCTATTCCTCACTAGATTCTTCAGCACTATCTTCTGAAGTTGGTTCTTCAGTATTATCTTCTGATGTTAAAGAGTGTGCTAATTGTTGACTCATTATTTTAGAATATGCTTCGTAACTTCTATATTGACGAGATATAGAAGCCATATCATTTTGGGCGTTTAAAACCTCATAAAACATTTTCTTTTGTTCTTCATTCATGTCTTCTTCTAAGAAAGACTCATCATTTACAGTAAATGTCCTGCTCATTATTTTAGTTCCTTGTTATCATTAATTTCAATATAATCTACCATAGGTGGTATTTTTGCTTTTGATACCCTGGAGGGTAACGTCTGTAGGTTTTCCCAACAGACACTTTTAAAGTTGCACCATCTACAAGTCTCACCTAATTTAGTATTGCCTGAAGGTTGTTTATTGTAGTACTCAGGTACAGGTTTAAAGCATCGCTCAAAAGGTTTATCCTCTTGTATGTACGATACAGTTTCTTTTATTTCTTCTAAAACAGATTCTTTATCGACTGCATTCACGCTGACATATTTAAAAGAACCGTTCTCTTTATTAATAACCCAGAAGCCTCCTATCTTTTTATTAGCGGCTACACCATACCCTACTAACTGAGGTATATAACCGAAAGTATCTTTCTCTATTAGTTTTTCAAACGAAGCAAATCTAGTTTTAAATGAGTAATCACTAGCTGACTTAACATCATCAACTGCACCATCTAATACCATATCGTATTCGCCTTTTACTTCACCTAGCTCTCCTAAATCTAAAGAAACTGTATCGTTATCATCAAACACGATACCTGAAGATGTAAGTAATCCTTTAAAGACTGCCTCAACAATATCACCTATAATCATATTAATTAAAAAGTGAGGTTCGTAAGGTGCTTTGCTTTCAGCTTTATTCTTTTGATGCCACAACTGACACTTAGGCTTACCTATATTACTCATACGTAAACGAAAGTTATCTCTTGATCCACCAGAGAATTGCTTAAGTACTGCTGACTTAACGTCAGAGGCAACCTTATCAGCTACCTCCTCCGCTACAGTCGTTTTACCTTCTAGAGCATTCTGTAAAAACAGATTAACTTTTAGCTCTGCAGGATGCATCAATCAAACTCCTCCACATCAACCATCTCAGATACTAACTCAGCATCAGATGCACTGAAAGAATTTTGATTAACTCTATCCCACTCATCTGTTACGTACTTATCGTGTCTACTAATCCAATCAGAAAACACCATAAGCTTATCAGAATCATCTTCTAAGTGACCTATTCTTTCCCCTACCTCAGCATCAAAAACAGCGTAAGTATTACCGTTAGCCATCTCTTCCTCTACACCAGTAAGCTTTTGAGTAAAGACAAGTGTGCCTGTCTCACCGTGTTTGTTTTGTAAAGTCGTATACACTTTAGTAAGTTTCTTATAAGACGGCATATTCTTAGATTCAAAAACACAAGGTGTCCACTTATCTAAGTAATCCTCTTGAGGTTGCCCTTCTTCATCGACAGGATTTAGTAATTTTACTTCACCTAAAACTAAAGCAGTTCTTTTAACACTACGTATAATTTCTTTTTCAGAAGGACTTAAAGCATGAAAATCTTCTATGTATCCTGTCTTTCTGTTACCATTGAAACCACCTTTAGAATCTTTAAGATCTATACTGTAGATGTTTCCTTGGGCAGGACTAATTGTAACACTCTTTAAGAAGTTATTGTCTTCAGGTAACCATTTACTCCATCTCTCTCGCACAGAGAAAGTACGTATTTCTACACCTGCATCACTGTATAAGATATTATCTTCACTCATGCGAAGTTTAAATGCTGTTAACGGCATGACCTCAGTCTTAACTTTTTTACCGTTAACTTCAACTTCACCCATAATAGATTTATTTAATAGGGTTAGCTGCGGTAACGCAGACTGAGAGCCTGTATTTGAGTAGACGGGAATCCCCATCATTTCTTTAATTGATGTACCCTCTTGAGGTACTAATGCTATGTCTGACATTTTGTTTCCTTTATTGTCAAAAAATGAAATTAAGTTATACCATTAAACGTCTTTTGTGTCAAGCCAATTAGCTCCTATTTTAGCTTCTAAAAGTAAAGGAACATTCATACTGACACCATATGCTTCCTCTATAATAGCATTAAGATCTATATTTAGTGTATCTATTATAGATTTGACGTAAGGTATTTCGTTAGGGTGTACGTCAACTACCGTTGAATCATGCACCGTATTAACTAGACAAGACTGTAACTTACTTAGTCTCTCTTCTAGTTCTACCAATACAAGAGGCACAATATCTCCTGTGCTAAATCCTTGTACAGGGTAATTCTTAATCATCGTGAAGCTAGACACCCCACCATTCTTTCTACGTACTACATCAGGGAATGCGTACTGCCTACCACTAGGTGTAGTAATCTTTTCAAAGCGTAAGGCTTCTTCAGCTAAGCTCTGATGCCACTTAGCTATACCTTCATACTTCTCTATAAAGTGTATGTAGTATGCTTCTTCAGCTTTACTTCTACCATATCCTGTCGCGCCGAAGAGAGGTGCAAAAGTATGGGACTTTCCTTCCTGACGGCTTGTAACCTGCCCTGCGTCGGTGATAACTTTAGCTGTGTAGGAGTGTACATCAAACCCTGTTTGTATCTCAGTGATAGCTACAGGGTCTTGTGAGAGAAATGCAGCTACACGGAACTCTAGTTGAGCAAAGTCTGCCTCCAGGATCTGACCGCCATCCCATCTAGATATAAACACTTTCTTAACTGGGAACGTATTCCCACGGGGCATATTCTGCATATTAGGATTACGACCTGAAAACCTACCTGTAGATGTTACGTGTTGTGTAAGGCTTACGTGCAGGAAGTCATCTTGTTTAGTGAAAACGTCTATCCCTTCAACAAAGGAAGATAAGTAAGATGACACCGCAGACAATCGTTTTAGATCAGTCAAGAACTTTATAGCTTCATCCATATTGTTATTCTTAGCTGTAGATATTAATACATCTAAGTTCTGCTTACTGGTGCTAAAGCCATTAGCACTAACCCACTTCTTAGAGGGTGCAACCAATCCTAACCCAGCTAATTGATTTAATTCTCTGAGTTGGTAACCACGAGTATCACAACCTACACACTTATTAGGTTTAGCGAAGCGACTACCATCTTTTTTAGTTTTATATGTCTTACCTTCTCCTCTGCATACAGGGCAAGTGTAAGCAGTTGTACGCCTAATAAGTTTACTGTTAGCTTCTACTGCATCCTTATATTCAGCAGGAGTCCTAGTGTACTCAAATAGATCAGCCCACTCCTTCTTATTGTTTATACGTCTACTAAATATAACTTGAGACATTTGTTCTGGGGAGTTCAAATTAATCGGAGTATCCCCCATCAATATCTTAACTTGATTGTGTAACCTATCTTCTAACTCAGCTTTCTCTAATTGAAAATCGTTGCGTACTTGTAGTAAAGCTTTACGGTCTACTTTAAAGCCTGACATATACATACGGGTAAGAGTCTGACAAACTTTAAACGTAAGATCCCTAACCGTAGTCATACCTTTAGCGTCATCTAAGGCGTACTTCTTTAGTTGGTATTCGTATAAGGAACACGTAGTGTCTAAGTCGCAACCTAAGTAAAAGCTTAACTCTTTAAGAGGTATCTCATCAGTATTATATCCCTTCTTAAAGTATTCCTTGAGTGTATCGTCTTTCTGAAAAGGTAAGTGCGCTCTGATAGCGCATTGCTCTAGCGACAAAGGCATCTTCTGCCCTCGTATGAGGATGTATGCCGCTAACATCGTATCCCAGATAGCACCTTCATACTTAAAACCACTCGCCCATAACCACATCAAGTCATATTGAGCGTTATGCATAATGAGTAACGAAGTCTCATCTAACGCTTGCTGAACTAACTGGTAGTTAGCACCGTTGGTATCTTTGTATTCATTGTGATCAAAGGTAAGCATGAAGCGTTCTGTAGGTCTATCTACGTTCTTGAACCCTACTTGTACTAAGTGATTAGTAGGCTCAAAGGGATCTAGGTGTTGCTTACCGCCTCGTTTAGTTACTGTGTTCTCTACATCTAATACTAATCTCATAGCTACACCAAGTACTGACTGCGTTCACCATCTAAGTTACAGTGAATAGTACCGTGCCATCCCCCTGTTAACTTATTCTTAGCGACCACTAAATGTCTTTGCCTGTCTTCCTCTTCAGATTCATCCGTTACAGGATTACGAGCGAGTAGTATCATCAAGTCAGCTTCAGCCGCTTTACCTGTACGACTACCTTCTAACATAGATTGATCTACACGCACCCTACCTTCAGCTTCTGCACTTAACTGTGACATCCATATGACTGCACAGTCATACTGCTTAGCTATGTTACGTGCGTAGATAGCTGCATCTTTAAGGTATACATCAGATTTATCACTTGTCTTTTGAGCAAACTTATCACCCATATCAAGTATAACTATATTAGGTCTTTCTTGTTTAACGATTGCTTCTACCCACGATAGATCTTTACCCATGCTATCTTTGATCTTTATGTTTTGATGTACAGGATTATAACGAGATGCTGCCAAAGCTTTATTCTCTTTCACTTCCTTGAGTGACATACTAGATGCAGCACACAAGTACCTGCCACCTACTCTATCATATTTTTCTTCGTTACATAACACAATGCACTTAGCACCTTGATGAGCAAAGCCGTTAGGTGACGCTACAATAGATGCGTGAAAAGATGTCTTACCTGTATTAGGTCTAGCTCCTACAATTATAAAGTGACCTCCAGATATACCTTCGACCTTACGTTTTAAACTAGGTATATTAAACGTCCACTGTGACTGTATGTCTGCGGCTTCTAACAGTGTATCTAATGAAATGTCTTCCCATTCTATCTTTAAGTTAGGCGTGAAGTCATCTTGGTATGCATCTAATATCTTACGCATAGGCTCTAAAGAATTAGAT